GGGGATATTTGGGTTATCCATTCACATAGCCAAAAAGAAGACCGCCCGTTGGTCAGGAATGATTAGTATAGTGGTCAATCCGAGCCAGTGCACTTAAGTGGCGCACCCCAGGGTGGTTTCTATTGCCCCTTCGGGACAAGTCACCTTCTGGCGATCCCCTCTTAAGAAGGTGTTTTCTGAAAACGAAGTGCAAGGTGAGAGGGATTTGTTTGCATTTTCTCCCCGGTGGGGGGAGAAAATTAAGATGTTGCCGCTGTCGAGCCGGCGGCAACAGTCCACCGGACTGGCACGCGATTTGTCAAGGATAATTTTCCCCATCCGTTTCGTAGGGGAGATCATTGATCGCCCGCACTGCACTACCGGTTTTGCCGGTGGTGAGTAAGTGCGCCCTTGAAAACTCAATTTGTGTTTGGTATCATAATACAATAAGAGTATCGATGGTTCTGTTCGAATAATTCTTTACTTGGGAGGTAAGTATGACAATTCACGAAATGCAAAATCTGAACCGGGCAACTATTGAATATGCTTCTACTATTATTGTTCCCGGTATGTCACTTACCCGGCTTCGTAAAATGTGTGAAGAGTATATGCTCTCCTGTGGTGCGGATTCCTTTTGGTATTGGGATGTGGGTGCTTTTGTTTTTGCCGGTAATCGGACCGCTGTATCAGTATCCGGTCGAGAGTACATAACAGATGACCACATAATTGCGCCAACTGATATTATCACTATCGATTTAAGCCCGCAAAACAACTGCATTTGGGGAGATTACGCAAGAACGCTGATTTTAGAAAACGGAAAAATCGTAAAAGATATAGAAGAAATACATAATGACGAATGGCAAAACGGTCTCAAAATGGAAGAATATCTGCACGAAACTATGCGCAGCTTCGTAGATGAGAACACTACTTTTGAGGAACTGTTCTACTTCATAAACGATCAGATCAAAGCTTGTGGGTACGTCAATCTTGATTTTCTAGGAAACTTGGGGCATTCCATAGTTAAGGATAAGAATCAGCGCATCTATATTGAAAAAGGAAATACGGAAAAGCTATCCGCTGTTGAAGCATTTACTTTTGAGCCGCATATCAGCTTGCCTGGTTCTATATACGGATTCAAAAAAGAGAACATATATTGCTTCCGTTGTGGTGTGCTGAAAGAATTGTAAATGCGTGGGTACAATATTACGAAAGGTGAAGGAAGCTGATACGGATGGACTTGCCAAAACGGAAACAAAATCGCCTTGTTGAATACGATTATAGCACACCGAATGCTTATTTTATAACCGTCTGCACGAAAAATCGCAAAAATCTGTTCTGGATGGATGTAGGGGCGATCATTGATCGCCCGAACAATGTTCCATTGACGAATCTGGGCATGATTGCGCGGCAGAGTATCGAAGATATTCCCAACTGTTACTCGGCAGTATCTGTGGATCATTTTGTAATTATGCCAAATCATATCCATCTGCTGCTTCAGATCCATACAGATGCTGACGGGCGATCAATGATCGCCCCTACGGTCTCGACGGCAGTAAGGCTGATGAAGGGAACAGTTTCCAAACAAGCGGGATTATCTGTCTGGCAGAAAGGCTTTTACGATCATGTAATTGGGAACGATCACGATTATCGCGAAATCTGGAACTACATAGATGGAAATCCCAGTAAATGGACAGAGGATAAGCTATATATATCCACTTGGTAATTCCATCCTTGACAAATCCCGGACTGTTGCATCTAAATTATTCAAATCCCTTCATATAGCCAAAAAGAAGACCACCCAATGGGTGGTCTTCTTTTTGGCGGAGTGAGAGGGATTTGAACCCTCGCGCGCTTTTTAGACGCCTACTCCCTTAGCAGGGGTAAAGGGTGGATGAAAGCAGGAACAATGAGGCGTGAAAAATCGCATTTCTTTGTTGAAAACCCGGAAAACCCGAACTATCCGAAGGCGCAAAGGGTAGTATGGGGGCAATAAGTTTTTGTGCCTGCGGCGTTCAACGCGCCTTGGCTGCTCTGCGGGAGGACTACTGGGTGCTGTTTCGGTTGAAACGATCCAGCTTGTTCACGGCGGCCAACATGGGATCCACGGTGACATGGATATACTTCTCCGTTGTGGAGAACCGGCTGTGGCGCATGACTTTTTGAATGATGCTGGGCGGGACGTTCTCCATGGCCAGGGAGGTGGCTGCCGTATGGCGGCAGGAGTAAGGCGGGAGTCGCTTACAGCCGGCGCGTTCCAGCGTTTCATAGTACCGGTCATAGAAGTTGTCCTTATTGATATAGATCAGCTTTTCACCGGGCGTATGCTCACACAGGTCATCCAGCACCGGGAGGATGATATCCGCCAGGACGATGGGTGTCTCCTTGCGTTCCTTGGTCTTTTTACCGGCACCGCGGATCTGCTTGCCCTCCCAGTCAATGTGGCTTTTGAGGCCGCACATGAGCTCACCAGGCATCATTCCTGTGTAGATCATCAGCAGTACATAGCCCGTCCACCAGTTACCGGCGATATAGTCGCTCCACAGCTTTGTGACATCTTCCTGCGGGAAGGCCTCCTGCTGTTTGGCGTTCAGATCCGGCAGCTCGATATATTCCGCCAGATTCAATGGGACGTGCTGATCGGGCAATGCCAGCTGGTAGAGCTTGGACAGCAGATCCTTGATGTCCCGGGCGGGATAGAAGGTCTTGGCGTTGCGGTCCACCATGCCCTGCAGATCCGCAACCGTCAGCAGATCGATGCGGACAAAGGAATCCTTTTCAATTTTTCGCCAGACGATGGCGTACTTCTCCTTACGGGACTCGGACAGCTTGCCGTATTGCTTGGTGGCCTGGAACTGCTGCCACAAGTCATTGATGGTCGGGGTGGTCTTGGGCTTCTCGTTTCGCAGGGTGGGGAGGTACTCCATTGCTTCCTTCTTGGTCTTGAAACCGCCCTTCTTGGTTTTGACGGCCTTGGATTTTCCGTCGATGAGTTTGTAGCCGTGGACAACGGCGGCTTCCCAGGTGCTGCCCCGTTTGTAGACGGAGCCGCTGCCGTTGGGGCGGCGCTTGTACTTCCGTTCGGCTGCTTGCTTCCGGCCGCAGATGTGACAGAAAATGGCGCCTTCGGGCAAGGGGGTATTACATTTGATGCAGTCCAAAATATACTCCTTTCTTGGGTTCGCAAGCGTTTGCGAATGTGGTTGACAAGGAGCGGGCTGCCATGGTACTATAAATGGGCAGACTACTCCTATCTGTGGTGGATGGGGTGTCTCGTCTTAGCCGCTCCGGTGCGCCAACACCGGGGCGGTTTTTATTAAAATACGTATAAATACGTAAAATAATACTTGACACACGTATAAACACGTGCTATAATGTAGACAGTTCAGGAAGGGGGGCGTTCAATGAAGTACAGCGAGCTGGAAAGACAGCTTCGGGAGGCAGGCTGCCGGGTCGATCATGAGGGCAAGCGACATACAATGTGGTACAGCCCGATCACCGGAGAGCGGTTCCCAGTAGGCCGACACAAAAATGAAGACGTAAAACCGGGAACACTAAAATCCATACTGAAAGCGGCGGGGCTGAAATAAGCCCCAACGCCGCAACCAATATATGCAAAGGACTATGCAAAACTGAAATGGGGGAATAACTATGGCAAAATATGTTTATCCTGCGATCTTTACTCCGGAGGAGGGCGGCGGGTATTCCATCCGCTTTCCTGATATTAAGAATTGCTTTACAGATGGGGATGACATCGCTTCCGCAATGCAGATGGCCAACGATGTGTTGTGCCTGATGCTGTACGAATTGGAGGAAGCGGAAAAAGATATTCCTGCGCCTTCCGGCGTGGCTGCGGTTCAGCAGCTGCTGGAGCAGGGGGAATTTGTGACCCTGATCGCCTGTGACACAATCGAATACAGGAAATTCTATGACAACAAAGCAGTCAAAAAGACGCTGACGATTCCGTCCTGGCTGAATGATATGGCCGAGCGGGCGGGAATCAACTTCTCCGGTACGCTGCAGGAAGCTTTGAAAAAACAACTGAATATTTGAATTTTGGGCTGCCGCCTCCGATGCGATATCGGGGGCGGTTTTTATTTACTTGATGGGCAGGCCGATGCCGTCCTTAAAGCCGCCGCAGAGGATCACAATCAGGTCGATAAGGTAGCCGATGCCGAACAGACCGAAAGTAAACAGCCAGAGCAGTCCGGTTCCGGTCTTACCTACGTAGAAACGGTGAGCGCCGAACCAGCCAAACAGCAGGCAAAGAATAAATGCGACCCACTTGTTTTTACGTGAATGCATGAACATGGCATTCACGTTCGTGTTGTTATTGACCACGTTGATGACGGGCTGCTGATACGGAGGTTGCTGGTACTGAGGTTGCTGGTACTGAGGTTGTGCCGGCTGGGTACCGGTGCTGACACCGCAATGCACGCAAATCACGGCTTTGTCGTCAATCTGTTTTCCACAATTTCTGCAATACATAATTTTCCCTCTCTTTATGTTTTATTGGCCGGCACAGGGCCGGTAAGTTACATTTTATGTTGCCTTGATAGACTATTCCTTTGATGGTGCTCTGCGCTGGCGCATGAGCTGAACCATGTCTCGGATGGTGTCCTTGTCGTCCTCGCTGAGTTCCTTGAAGCCGTTGTAGAAACTGATGTCTACCTCGTCCAGAATATCGCGCTCGTCGGAAACGGCGGGCGCTTTTTGCATATCTTCCTCCATGAGCTCGGCTACGGTCGTATTGAAATACTGCGCAAGTTTTCTCAGTACGTCAGGAGATGGGACTTGAACACTGTTGGTTTTCCACTTTGTCACAAGTGATTTGCTTATGCCTGCATCGATAGCTGCTCTGGACGGTGCAACCCCCTTCTGCTCGCAAAGAAAGACAAATCTGTCATAAAACACAATATCACCCCTGTTGTTTTGTGCATAACGACGAAGTTCACGAAATTCAACGAGAATCTGTTGACAAACTGAAAAACGTGAACTAGAATAGGGGCGAGAGTTGAAACTCGTGAACATTCGCGCGTCATATTGGTTGGCGCTTTTATGATAGCATGAATGTTCACGAATTTCAACACCAAATTTCGAGAGGAGTTGAAAAATGTTGCCTAAAAAATGGACTGGAAATTTGGTAGGTTTGATGCACGACTACAGAATTTCCAAAACTCAGCTTGCAGAAGAGGTTGGCGTGACACGGGAGTACATCAGTATGGTACTGAATGGCCATCGGGAGCCCGAGGGCGCCGAGGAGAAGCTGACCGCGGCCCTGGAGCGGATCATTGCCCGCAAGTCCCAGGAAGCCGGATCTTGAAACCAAAGACGAGAGACCCTAATCACCACAGGAAATCAAAAGTGAAGGAGGTGGGGTAGCATATGGTAGAAATACACATCACAGGGAACGCAAAAGAAATTGCCGCCCTTGCATTGGCGTTGCAAGAGCGACAGGTCCGTGTGTCCGGCATTGAAGTGCGAGACGCTGTTATTCAGAATCTTCAATCTCAACAAGCCCAAGTGAAATCAACATCTTTGCGGTGACCGCCGCAGAGATCTCGGGCGCCAGGGTCAGCGAAAGCGCGGTACCCCGGGCGATTGCTTCGGTAAGAGGGAGCGTAGTAGATTCTTCGTCTGCGTCGAATATGGCGTGGATCCGCTCATTAATCGTGTCCATATTGGCAGCGATCACTTCGTGACTTACCTTCTCGGCAAGGCGGACTAATTCCTGCTTTGTCATCATTACACCTCCTTTCGAACTGATTCTAGCAGATTCGGCAGGGAAGTGCAACTAAGACGAGAGACCCTAACCACCACATAAGACGAGAGACCCTATCCACCACAAAAGGAAGTTCATGCACCACAACCCATTTCAGAAAGGAGAACAGATATGAAAACATTAACCGAGCTTCAGGCCAGCGACAAGATATTTCTGACGCCCACCGACATCAGCGGCGTGCTAGGGTCTGACCCTCAAACGATCCGGCAGACAGCCCGGGAACATCCGGAGCGGATCGGATATCCCTTTACCTTTGCTGGATCCAATATGAAGATTCCCCGGATTCCCTTCTTGCGCTTCGTTGGCGCGGAACAGTAAGCGGGGTACATATGAAGGAGGATAACGATATGACTATGGCAGAGTTGAACCTGATGGACGAGCAGGTTATCGGCATTGTGAATGCCGCCAATGACCGCCGGGCCGAGGAAACGGCGAAACAGGCCCGGCTGCGCAAGGCAGACGAGGACCGCATTGACAAGGCAAAGCGCCGGCGCAATGCCGAGCTGCTGCGCAAGGCTAAAGAGGGGCTGAAACTGGTCGCCTCGTTGGTGTTGCTGTTTCTGATCATGGTAGCCGCCCTGGTGGCCATGGACATGGGCTGGATCCCGCCGCTGATCGGGGCGCTGGGCATCGTTGTGCCGGCACTGTTGGCGGCTTACGTGCTGGCCAAGGACAGCGGGAGGTAGGCTATGGGCTATCGGATTTGCCCGGACTGCGGGGCCCACCTGGATCCCGGCGAGCCCTGCGACTGCCGGGAGCAGGAAAATAAAAAAGCGGCGATGCCTGCCAGCACCGCCGCAAATCCCCCGGAAAAGGAGATATCTCAATAATGAAATTATATACGATAAACCCTGGTTTGTCAAGGCGGGGAGGTGATCCGCTTGGATGAATACGCACCTGGCTATTATTCGGTAATCCCTGCTACGGTCCGCTATGACGATTCGATCCCGGCCAGCGCAAAGCTGCTGTACGGTGAGATCAGCGCCCTGGTCGGAAGCGAGGGCTTCTGTTATGCCAGTAACGCTCACTTTGCGGAGCTGTTCAAGCTGTCGGAGCGGACGATCAGCAGCCTGATCTCCTCCCTGCAAAAGGGCGGGTACATCACGGTGGAACTGGAGAGGGATAATGCGGGCCAAGTAACGAGTCGAAAATTGTACCTTACAGCGTCCGCTGTAGGCGGACGGCCACTAGAAAAAATTTTCTATACCCCTAGAAAAAATTTTCAGGAGGGTATAGAAGAAAATTTCCAGTGTATTAATACAAGTATTAATAATACCCCCCAAAGCCCCCCAGAGGGGGGCGGTCCGTCCGGTAAACGTCGAGAGAGAAGCCCACAGTACAAAGCACAGGCAGATGTCCTTCCTGAGCGGTTTAAGAAGTTTTGGGATTTTTACCGGACGCACATCCCGGCGGATTGCAATGCAGGTAATCGGCAAAAGGCAATCCGGGCTTGGGACAAACTGGCACCGTCCGATAAGCTGGTCACCGCAATGGCAAGCGCGCTATCGGTGCAGGTTAAGAGCCAGACATGGATCTCCGGTATTGGCGTACCGCATGCGTCAACCTGGCTCAAAAATCACGGCTGGGAGGACGACTGGGGACCGGTAGCAGAGTCAAAGCCAGATTCTGAAGAAGCTTCAGATGGTGAGGAGGCTGCGGAATGGGTGCTCTGATGGGTTTTGATGATTGGCTTCAAGTTCAGAATTGTCTGCTTGGTGCGGCTCTGATTAACCCCGGGCTTGTTGCCAGAATTGTCACAGAGCTGACCCCGGAGGATTTTTCCGGTAATGGCTTGTTGGTGTATAAGGCTATGGCCGATCTGTTTCGCCGATCCAAGACCGGAAGCGATGTCGATGCGGTAGCCGTGTCTCACTATCTTGGCGATACCCCGGATGCTCGAAGTCTTGTGGCGCAGTTTATGGGCTGTTCGCCGAATTTCAGTGAAATCGACCGCTACATATCGATGGCCAGAGACCGGGCGAAACTGTCTAGGCTTCGATCCTTCGGGGCTGAGCTGGCTGCGGCGGTGAATCTGGAAGATGCACTAGGCACAGCAGATTCGATCACAACGCAGTTGGTAGATCGCCCGGGGGTGAAGGGGTACGAGCCGTCCGAACTGCTGGCTTCGTTTAAAACGCGGCATAAGTCGTTGTCCGAGAGGATTGATTGGAATCTGCGCGTAGTAGGCGACTATGTTCGCTTGAAAAAAGGTAGTTTTCTGGTCCTCGGCGCTGAACCCTCTGGAGGTAAGACCGCATTCGCGCTGGAACAGATGTGGACATTCTCGTTGAAGCACAGGGTGCTGTTTGTGTCACTGGAAACGGACGAAGATACGGTCTTTGATCGCCTGATCTCCAGCTTGACCGGAATTAAGATGGATGCGCTGATGGATGGAAAACTCAGCCCCATTCAGTTGAAACAAGTAGATGATGCTTACGAAGAAATTGTCAATAGGAATTTCAAAATCCTTCCTGCTGCAGGGCTGAGTGTGTCCGGCATCAAGGCTGCGGCCATTGGATATCGCGCAGATATCGTTATCATTGACTATCTGCAGATCATTCAACTTCCTGGCAAGAAGGCCAGCCGCTACGAGACCATCACTGAAATATCCATGGGATTGCATATCCTAGCGCAGTCAACCGGTTTGATTATTCTGGCTCTCAGTCAGGTAACCAATCGTGACCCTCAATCCAGAGGGAAACCATTGGGGATCCATAGTGCCAGAGAATCCGGGCAGATCGAGGCGGATGCGGATGCCATCCTGATGCTGGATAAGCTTGTTGAAAAAAATCTTCGAGAATCCGGGTGTAACGCCAATCGCGTCCTGCGAATTGTTAAAAATAAAAATGGCCGATGCGTAAATATCCCACTCTACTTTAATGGCGATACCCAGACATTTGCGCGGGCCTATGTCCCTAACATGGATTGGGAGAATGTGCAGAAGACAAAAAAGTATGAAAAGACTGAGTCTCCGTTGGATGATTATGAGCAGTTGCCTATGGAAACGGAGGTTCCCTTCTGACTTACCACTAAGAGAAAGGAAGTCACAGCAATGAATGTTTTTGAGAAGATCGAGGCCCAGCAGGCCAAGCTGAAGGATACGGAACCGGCCTGGATGGTGGGCATGCAGCTGAAGGATATCTGCCGCGCCGATCCCGGCTGCGCTGAGATCGTGAGCCAGGATCTGGAGAACCCAGATATGAGCTTGGAAAAGGCTGCAAATCAGATCCACACATACGCAAACAAAAATCACGGCAAGGCCTGCCAGTTTTGCGTCACGCCCAAGGTCGCGGAGGGAATCCTGCGGAGCTTCTACGGACTGCCTGACGTCGCGACGGCGGTGCCGGAACCGCAACAGGAGCAGCTGAAAGAGCAGCCTGCGGATTTTATCGACCTGCTGTCTATTCTGTGAGGGCCGTGATATGGAAATTGAATATATTCGCCAGCGGCTTCCAGTTGATCCGCCGGAGGGGCTGATAAAGTGGGCGAAGGAAACACAGGGTCGTGAGTTGGGCCCGGACTATATGGTGTGGTCCTCGGAGCGTCTTCCGGTACTGCCCACGATCGGGGAGATCATGGAGTACAACTCAATGGCCCCGACCCGGTATGAGTGGACAGCGGTGTGCCATTGCGGCGCCTGCCATGAACAGCTGATCACGTCGAAGCTGAAGGGCGTGGACGGGATTCGGCTGTTTCAGGGTGAGGATGGCTGCATCTATGAGTACCCTCCCAACTCCGGCATGGAGCAGATAGGGGAGGGCGGGCTCTATGACCTGTTCGACGGTGAGACGGTCACCTGCCCGTCTTGTTGGCGCGACGTAGAACTGATCCACAGCCGGAAGGTGAAAGGCGGCCGCACGAAGCGGATCCTCGCTGTGGCGGTCCATGTTGTGGAGGGGTATCTGGCCATTGTTTATTGGTTGGTATACCGCACGATCGATGAATATGCCCTCAGCGAATACGGCGCAAAGCCTGCGGATGCCTATGTTCTGGATGAGCGCGGCCGCCTGGTACACTTCAGTCGGATCTTGCGGGGCGGCACCTATGCGGCAGACCGCTATCGGACAGAGTGGGTGTATCGAAGTGACAGCAGCGACACGTTGCTGAAGCCATACAGTGATTGGGGCAGCATCAACAACCGCAAGGTCGGAGGCGATCTGTTCCCGGTGATCCCTGACCTGACCGGGACCACAGGCGAGAAAACCGGTATTGATGTGTATCTAAGAAACGGCGGGTGGTATCCCGTGAGGTACCTGAAGTTCTGGCGCCGCTTTCCAGCGGTGGAGAATCTCTGTAAGAGCCCCCACCCGGCGGTCATCCCCGGAATTGTATCCGAAGCGGAGCGGTTTAGTTATGATCTGGCTGCAGAGGCGGCAAAATGGCTGGACCTGATGGAGCGGAAGCCCCATCGGATGCTCATGCTTTCAAAAGAGGAGTACAGGGCTTTGGCCCGGAAGGGCAAACAGCTGACGCTGCTGGATCTGCAACTGCTTCGGTCCTATCGGGATGCTGGCGGCCGCAAGGACGCTTGTGAATTGTTTGCGGCAGCGGAACATCTGCGAAAATCCGGAACGGGTGCTCTGCTGCAACTGATGCGTAATTACGGCGACTGTGATATTGATCGGGTGTTGCGGTATATGGCAAAACAGCGTATGCCGGCCCATGAGCTGGGTTATCTGCTGGATACTCGAAGAATGGCCAAAGAACTGGCGGGTGACAGAGATCTGCTGCCGGAGGAGCTTTGGCCCCGGAATCTGGCGGCCGCGCATGAGCGATACATGCAGATGGAACAGGAACGCCGCACCGCCCGCCAAAAAAAAGAGAGTGCGGCCATCGATGAGAAGTTCAGGCTGGTGGTGGACAAGTTTGGCTGTCTGCAATGGACGGATGGTGAGCTTTGCATAGTGCTGCCGCGGTGCAGCGACGATCTGCATCGGGAAGGCCAAGTCCTGCGGCATTGCGTTGGCGGCTACAGCAACAGCCATATCGCAGGCCGGGACACCATCTTCTTTGTTCGCCGTTACAGACGCCCGGAACGGCCGTACTACACCCTGGACATTGACATGACGGGCAAGCCCCGGGAAGTCCAGCTGCATGGCTACGGCAATGAGCGCCACGGTGTCCACAAGGAACATGTCCACACGATCCCCAAAAGGGTCCGGCAGTTCTGTGACCGATGGAAACGAGAAGTGCTGCTGCCCTGGTATGCCGCAGAGCAGCAGAAAAAGAAACAGGAGGTTAAAACAGCATGAGCACTGCAATCGTACATGCGGGGGCAGGGGAACTCCGCACGGTGAACACCATCACCGGAGAGATCCGATACATAGCCAACCGGGCGGCCCAGGATGCCTACACCGCCATGGTGGAAATGGGTAAGCGGCTGGAGGAAGTCAAGGCGATCCTGCCCGCTGGAGAGTGGGGCAGCTATTGCGAGCGGGAGCTGCCGTTCAGTCAGCGCACCGCCAGCAACTACATGAAGATCTACCGTGACCGGCAGGAAAACCCGGATTCGCAAGCGTTTGCGAATCTGGACTATGCCAAGATCGTGCGGCTGCTTTCCGTGCCCGCGGAGGAGCGGGAGCAGCTGCTGCAGGAGGAAAATGTGGCCGAGCTCTCCGCCCGGGAGCTGGACAAGGTGATCAAGGAGCGGGACGAGCTCCGGGCGGGAAAGGAGACTTCCGAAGCCCGGGCCCGGGATCTGGAGCAGCAGCTCCTGGATGCGCAGCAGCAGGCGGCCTCCGCCAGGAGCGACGAGGCGGCCTGGCAGGAGCAGATCGAAAAGCTGAACGCGGCCCGGGACAAGGCCCTGGCCGATGTGGAAAAAGCCAAGCAGAAACTGAAAGATCTGAAAGACAACCCCAAGATCCCCAAGGATGTGATGGAAAAACTGGCGGGTGAGGCGGCGCAGAAAGCGGCCAAGGATGCCCAAGCAGAGTATGAGGCCAAGCTGGCCGAGGCACAGAAGCGGGCAGAGGAAGCCACCGCCGTCGCTGCGGCCGCTGAGCAGGATGCCCAGGATGCCCGGCAGCAGCTGGCCAATGCCAGGAATGCCGGACGGGTCTCCAGCCCGGAGGCTGCCGCATTCTCGGTGCTGTATCCGCAGATCCGGGACAGCTTTAACAAGCTGAACGGCTGCCGGCTGAAGATCGCCGTGGGTGATCCGGAACTGGGAGAGAAGTTGCTGGAACTGATGCGCCAGCTGGTGAGTGAATTTCAAAAGGCGGTGGGGTGAGTATGGCGAAAGGCTGTGTTGTAATAGGTCCTGTGTCGAATGCTCTCGCGGTAAGTGGTGTTCTATGTTTGCCTTGCGCTGAATCCTTTAGTGGAGAGAGGGATATCGCAACCCGACATCCTGACTGGCGGTTGATATCTTGTCCGGTGTGTGGCCAAGACTGTTACATATCTCCAGACCGTGAAAAAGCCCTTTTGTCATTTCCGCGCTTATCAGCGGCATGCACGCAATGCGCAGTGTCCGGGCGAGCAGAGGGGTGAGAATATGAAAGCTGTTCTTATCAGTATCCACCCGGAGTGGTGCGAGCTGATTCTCTCCGGCAAGAAGACGCTGGAGGTCAGGAAGACCAGACCGAAACTGGAAACGCCTTTTAAGGTGTACATCTATTGCACAAGCGGGAATCTTTCATATCCGGTCGGGAGCGGGATGATTTGCCATAATAATGGCTGTAGGATCGTGATGGGTGAGTTTGTCTGTAATGATATTCGCTGCTTCGACGTCCCGTATCCCGCCTTTCAAAGCCAGATGGACAAGTCCATTTTGGAGCAATCCTGCCTGACCTACTATCAGTTGCATCGCTATGCCTACCACGACAGGCTTTATGCATGGCATATCTCCAACCTGAAGGTCTACGACAAGCCACGGTCAATTGCCGAGTTTACAAAACCTTACGGAACGATTGTGCGGGCGTTTGATAGCCCACGCATTCAAAGACCACCCCAGAGCTGGCGCTATGTGGAGGCTATGCCGTGAATCGAGTGAAATACAAGGGGTATGTTGTAATCCAAGACAAGGCGAGTCATCATGTGATGGTATCGCAAAACGGGCAGATGGTCATGCACGTGCCATGTGTCGCGCCAAAGTCAGAAGCGGATCTGTGCGATATGGTGGACTTCTACGAAACTATTGTTGAAAAAATGGACCTGGGAGGGAACGAGGAGGGCAAATGAAAAGCGGCTGATTGATGCCAATGCATTGAGTACCGAGGTGGACAAAAGCAAGCACAATAACCCACATTTTCTCGGCATGATAAGGGTAAACCACAGAAACGAGCATGATCACTTTTGCAAATGATTTACGATTCCCACACCGTGGATGCCGCGGAAGTGGTGCATGGGCGGTGGGTTTTCGGAACTGCAAATCATCGAGAGTATATGAAATGCAGCGTGTGTCTTAAATCTCAAGCACCGACGGGCGTTTTCACATACTGCCCCAGCTGCGGCGCAAGGATGGACGGAGAGGGGAGGGACAATGGCCAAAAAGAGGAATGATCCCTGTCGGGGATGCTTTTATTACGGAGGAAATAACGATGCATGCAGGTGCTGCTCCTATTTTCTGATCACAGGGATCCGGCGGCCCTGCCCGGCAGGCGAGGGCTGCACAGTCAAGAAGACGAAACAGCAGGTGAAGGCGGAAGCCATTGCCCGTGCCAAGAAAGGAAAGAAGAAAGATGAAACTGTTCAAACGAAAACGCTGGAAGAATGATTTTATTTATTGCCCGGGGACCGGTGTTCTGGAGAAGGTGCTGCGAACTATCGACAAGCACGGGTATCAGTTGCTTACCGTTACGCAGCATGAGCATGTTTATACCGTATTTTATCGGAGGCCTATAGATGGCTAAGGAACGGCGGAAGGTAATCCAGGCCGGGCGGCTGTGGATGGCGGTACAGTACACCGCCATCCATACCCAGAACCAGACGGCCCGCCGGGAGGCCCGGTCCATGATCTCCACCCCGGCCAGAGAGTCCCTGAACGCAAAGCTCAGCTGGCAGAAGCTGATGCTGGTGCTGGCCGCCAACTTCAAAAGCGACGATCTGCTGGTGACGCTGACCTACCGGGACGGGGATCTTCCCGCCCGCCGGGAGGACTCGGACCGGTATCTCTCCAACTTCATCCGGGCTTTTCGCAAGCTGCGGCGGGGGCAGAGTCCTCCCCGGGAGTTGGTCTACGTGCGGGTGACCGAGGGGTATCACTCCGACGGCCGCCTGCATCACCACCTGATCCTGAACACCACCGGCGTGGACTATGATGACATCCGGAAGCTGTGGAAGAAGCACGGTGACAACATCGGGTTTGAACCCTTCGGCTGGGATGGCGCTGAGCGCTGGGCCAGGTACCTGACCAAGGAGCCCAGGGAGAAAGGGCGCCGGTATGTGGGCGACCGCACGTGGCGCACCAGCCGGAACGCCAAACGGCCCGTCTCCTATACTCAGAACGTGGAGGAGGGCGATGTGCTGACGCCGCCGCCCGGTGCCTTCGTCACCGATAAGACCGAATGCACCAATAGCTACGGCCGCTTTTGCCACATGATGGCACTGCTGCCGGAAGCCTCAACTGAATAGCAAAATTCAGTCTTGGGGTAGTGTATACTAAAAGGGAAACCCAAAAAAGGAGGGTGCGAAAGTATTGCAAAGTAAGGAAATGTGTGCTAAAATAAAGACAAACCAAAGACGCTTCCTCTGTCCGGCCTGCGGCAAGCACACGGTGCTGTGGCTGCTGCCGACGACACAGGTCAAGGACTTGCCGATCAAGTGCAAGCGCTGCCAGTATGAGGGCGTCGTGAATATCCCGTCTGTGCCTGCGCCTTAGAGCCTGCGCCATGTTCCGTTATGTGCGGATCGTGGTGCAGGCTTTTTGTTTTGCCCGGAGGTGGTCGATGAACAAACCCCTGAGAAGATGTAAAGCGCCGGGGTGCCTGAAGCTGACGGCCGAAGGCTGGTGCCCGGACCATAAGCCGAAGGCGGAGCGGAAAGAATCCGCTGCCTGGCACCACCTGTACACGAACCCGAGATGCGGCTGGAGACGCCGCAGAGACGCTCAGCTGGCCCGCGAGCCGTTCTGCCGCAGCTGCGCCGGTCATGGGCTTCGTGTGCAGGCCACGGACGTGGATCACGTGGTTCCTCACCGGGGAGACCTGCAGCTGTTTCTGCACGGTGAATTGCAGAGCCTGTGTCACAGCTGCCACAGCCGCAAAACCATGGCGGAAAACGCCGAGGCTTTTCGGGCTGCCGGAGATCTAACCCGGTAGCGGCTTGGGCACAGGTGCACGTGTACGGGTCTGCCGGCAGGCGTGGGCGGATCCTTGCAGGGGTATCCGAGGGGCGGCAGGCCCCTCCCCCCGGGGGCCGAAAATCGGCCTTCGGGGGCCGGATACCGCGCATCCCCCTCCGCGTGAGATTTTTTCCCCACAGCAAAATTTCAAGCCCGCCCGGCGAAAGGAGTGAGCAAATGCCAGGCAAACGCAGACCTATGGAGGTCAATCTTTCCGTCGTTGGCGGCGGGAAGCATTGGACGAAAGATGAGATCGAGGAGCGTCAGGAGACGGAAGTCAAAATGCCGAAGCTGGAAGCGCTGACGCCGCCCAAGTGGCTCAACAAACCGGCAAAGGCCCTGTTTCGGAAATATGCCAAGCAGCTGCTGGACTTCCCGGAGGGCGTGGTATCCACCCTGGACGCGGGCACCCTGGCCCGGTACTGTGATTGTGAACTGTCCTATGCGGAGGCATCGTCCCAAAAGGACACCTGGCTGCAGATCTGCCAGGAGCGGATGCAGGATCATCTGGAAAACGCCGCCTTGCAGTCCGATGCCACCGACGCGGTGTATGAGCGGGCAAAAGAGCAACTGGACTTCTGGGTGGGGCAGCTGGCCAAGCTGGAAAAGATCGCCCGGGGCTGTGCCACGGAAATGGGTATGACCATCTCCAGCCGGTGCCGGCTGGTGGTGCCCAACGTGAAGAAAGAGCCGGCCGCGGATCCCCTTGCTCAGCTGCAGCAGAAATTCCGCAGCGGTTAAGGGAGGCTCGGAATGTTTGACCAAAACCGGGCGGACTACGTTGTTGCATTCCTGGAACTGCTGGCCTTCGGAAGCGGTGAATTTGCCGGACAGCCTTTCCGCCTGCAGCAATGGCAGAAGGATCCCCTGCGGGAGTTCTACGGTACCCTGGACGCGGACGAGGAGACCGGGCAGCTGCACCGGCATTACCAGTACCTGTACGAGGATATCCCCAAAAAGAACGGCAAGACGGAAGTCGCTGCCGGTCTGGGCCTTTACCACCTGGTGGCCGACGGGGAGAAGAATCCCCAGGTCTACATCTGCGCGGCGGATAAGGAGAACGCCTCCATCTGCTACAACGCCATGTGCGCCATGGTGGATGCCCGGCCCTGGCTGGAGATGCGGGTCAAGCAGGTGCCCAGCAAGAAGGAGATCCAACTGCGAGACGGCACCGGTTTTATCAAAGTGCTGAGCTCGGAGGCCTACTCCAAGCACGGCTACAATGCCTCCTGTGTGATCTTTGACGAGCTCCACGCCCAGCCCAACCGGGCGCTGTGGGACGTCATGACCTTCGGCGCTGGCTCTGCCCGGCGTCAGCCGGTGTGGATCGTGCTGACCACCGCCGGCGATGACCCGGACCGGAAGTCCATCGGCTGGGAGATCCATCTGCAATGCCGCCGGATCCTGGCGGCCCGGGCCGGTACCGGCCCCATGGAGGACGATAACCCCATCTGGCTGCCCATCATGTACGGCATGCCGGATGATCCGGACGAATGCGCCAAGATCGATATTTACGACGAGGCGGTATGGCGGCGGTGCAACCCCTCCATCGGTGTGACGGTGCCCCTGCGGACCATCCGCCAGGAGGCCCGGGAGGCCCGCCAGAACGAAGCGAAGGAGCGGCTGTTCCGGTGGCTTCGGCTGAATCAATGGATCGCTACCAAGTCCGTAGGCTGGCTGCCTCTGCCGCTGTACGATAAGACCCAATGGCACGTACCTCGGCTGGAAGAAATCTACAAAGGCAATCAGCTGCGCCGGGAGATGCGGCGCACCCTGCGGGGCAAACGGTGCTATGGCGGCCTGGACCTGGCCACCACCACGGACCTGGCGGCCTTCGTGCTGGAGTTCCCACCCCAGCCCGGGCTGGATCACTGGGTGGTCCTATACTGGGCCTGGCGGCCCGCGGAGGGCGTGATCGAAGCGGAGAAACGGGACCATGTGCCGTACCGGGATTGGGCCAGGGCCGAGTACCTGACCCTGTGTGACGGTGATATGGTGGACTTCACCCAGATCGAGGACACGATCCTGCAGGCAAGCAAGGACTTCCGGCTGCTGGTGCTGGGTGTGGACCCGTACCTGAGCCGCATGATGACCGGCCGACTGGAGAAAGCCAAAATTACCTCCGTGGAGATTCGGCAGAATATGGCGGACATGAGCCCCGCCATGAAGGATATCGAGGTGAAGCTGCGGGGCGGCCAGATGGTTCATGAGCACAACACCTGTGCCCGCTGGAACTTTGGCAATACCCGCTGCGCCACTGACGGAAACGCCAATATCAAACCCATGAAGAACCTGTCCACAGGCAGGATCGACATCACGGTCGCGTGGATCATCTGCCACGCGGCGGCGCTGCTGTCCCCGGCCAACTCCCTTTCGGAGCGGGTGGCCGCCGGCGAGTGGCATATGTAACGGAAGGAGGAGATCGGATGAACACCGGCAAAATAGCCGAGCTGCTGGTCGTGATTCTGTTTTTCTGCGGTGTGGCCCTGATTGCAACAGGGCTTTGGCTGTTCAGCGTACCGCTGGCGATGATCTTTGCAGGCGTCGCCGTGCTGTACTTAGCGGCCTGCATCAGTAAAACTGCAAAATCCAACGAAAAGGACGGTACGAAATGAAGCTATCAGAAGCACTCTTTTCCCCGGTGCGGGAGCACAGGTCCAGAAGCCCCACCCGGGGCGTCAGCAACGTGGCCGCAGCGGTGGCCACAGGCCCGCTGTACGGCGTGGCCGGGAATGTTCCCAGCCGGGAAAATGCCCAGAAGCTCTCCGCGGTCTATGCGGCTGTGGAGATCCGCAGCGACGACATGAGCTGCATGCCCAGCTATGTGCTGAACACCAGAAGCTTGGAACGGGTGCCGGAGCATCCGGTCCTGTTTCTGCTGAATGTGCGGCCCAATCCCTTCATGACGCCCCAGGTGCGCAAGAAGCTGCTGGAGCGCAGTATTCTGTACACCGGCGCGGCCTATGAC